AAGAAGTGCTACCGCCACTGTCGTCGCCGTGCGTATGCGTTGCCAACGAGACACCGTTTGCGACCACATCGCCTTGTACATCAAAACCACCTACACACGACACGGCACCGCCATCACCATTATTTATCCCACCATTTAAGCTAACAATTGCTTGATTGGTAACGGGGGATTTGTTGGTAATGGAACTGTTATTGACAATTTTCCCTGTTGTTTCAATTGTTTCAAATTCAATGCTTAGACTTTTGCCTTTGAGCACCATTTGATGGTCTACAGCCAGCTCAATATTGGTATGATGCCATTTGCGCCAACCAATCAAATTGCCTTGCTGTGGATTGCGGTAGCCCATCACAATCGGATAACGTGGGTCATCTGCTACAAAGTCCACCCAAACACTATCGCCTTGCGTAATCTCAATTTCACTATGCGTATGCTTGTCGCCGAGCGAATACATCAATTCGCTTTCAGGCAGCAAGGTATCGCCTTCTGACATACCGACTAATTCAATGCGCACCGTTCTTTTTTGTGCGTTGTATTGACGGATAAGGGCGGGATATAACGCCATTTTGACTTCCTTGTTTTGAAAAATAAGATATTAAATAATAGATAAAACGGTGTTAAACAGGGTTTCAGGCTGCCTGAAACAATGGCGTTGTGCAAAGTACGTATCAGTCATACTGTTGTTTTTCAAAATTAAGAAGCGAAAAATGGAAACACAACATGATGAAGACGGCTTTTTGCTGCCTGAAAAACACAGTCAGGCAATTGAAAAAACGCATACCAATACCGAAAATATTTTAAAAATCATCACACCCAAAACGCGTGTAGAAGCTGCACAAAGACCCATCAGTACAACCACGCCAGCACGCATCACGCCGTATCAAAAACGTGCAGAACGCAGTCGTGTCCTCAACGACAAACACAATAAAATCCAAACTGAAGCCCTTGAAACCATAGCGAAAAATACCCACCCCACCGCCGCAAAACGTGATAGCAATGGACGATTTTTGTCCAAACAATCGTCATCATTTGGCAAATTTTGGAAATGGGGAAAATTAGGTAAATTGGGCAAAGTAGGCATGTTGGGATTGCTTGCGGCGTTGGCTGGAATTTTTTCGGTAGAAGGACTGAATATTTCGCGTGGCGACAAAAACAAAAAACACGCCAAAAATGCCGCACTGGGTTTGGGTGGTTTAGGCGGTGCAATGCTTGGTGCAACCGTTGGCAGCGTCATTCCCGTAATTGGCACAACGATTGGCGCCATTTTGGGCGGCATTGGTGGGGCTGTTTTGGTCGATAAATTCACCGATTGGCTAGATGATTTGATAGACCCCAATATCAGCAAAAAAATGTTTGCTTCGTGGGACAATTTTGTCATAGGTATGAAACATTTAGGGAGGAGCTTATTTGGGAAATTCACACAGTTGGGCGAGCAATTTTTTGCGCTGCTGCCTGAAAGTTGGCAAGTACATTTGGGCGCAATTGGGCAGATGGCGCAAAATACGTGGGAAGCTTTTTCAGATAACATCACCCCTTATTTTGATCACATCAAAACCACAGCTGGCGATGCTTGGGAAAACTTCACTGTCGGTATAACGCTGTATTTTGACCACATTAAAACTACAGCAAGTGATGCTTGGAAAAATTTTGCAGGCAGCATTGCCCCGTATTTTGACTACATCAAAACCACAGCAATTGATGCTTGGAAAAACTTTACAGGCAGCATCGCTCCCTATTTTGAATATTTGAAAAATATTGCTAATCGATTGTTTGGTGGTATCGCTAAAACCTTTGGCGAAAAGTGGGAACAATACGGCGAACCTATTGTACAAGCAGCCCAAACCAAAATTGAAAATGGCATCAATACCGTTAAAGAAGTCAGCAACCACATCAAGCAAGAATACCAAGACAATGTTGCGGCACGCCAAGAAGCCATCCAAATCCAACAGCAAAGCACAAATGCTCATGAGGTCATCGTAACAGGTGGCAAACAAGCAACTCAAGATGACAGCCTTCGCCTACAAAATGAACTCTCACGCAACAAATTAATCAGATCCAACGAAGCGGTATCTGGTGGCGTAACGCACGCAGGTACTTTTGCCGCCGCGCTGGATTTTCGTGGCGTGATGGGCAATGACTTGAAATATTTCTCGGCATTCAACGATGGCTATCATCATAGAAAAAATCCCAATTCCATGCACACCAAAGGCTTAGCTTTAGACATTGTTAACCAATCAGGCAGCCTTGAAAAAGCGCGCACTCAAGCCGAAAACCTTTATCGGCAGCTGACTGCAATGGGCTTTAAAGGCAGACTGGCTACGGCAAAAAATGGCAAACGAATTAATATCGGTAGCGGTCAGGATTTTTTCATTCAAGATGAATACAACCGCCCAAGCAAAAATTCAACCGGTGGACACATTCATTTCAATTGGGGCAGCGAAGATGTCGCTCAACGCTATTTTGCTATGACACGCGGCGGAGCAAAGGTGCAAGTTGTTGAAAAGCAGCCTGAAAAAGGATGGCTTCAAAGCACCAAAGACGCTGCACAAAATGTATTGAATCATGTTATTCCTAGCGCCAATGCTGCTAATTTCCCCGTTGTTTCACCGCAAGCTAACGACCGTTTGATGCAACTTAAATCACTGATTGCTGGCAAAGAAAGCGTGCGCAAAGGTTGGGATAGTTATGATGTGGGCAACAAAAAACAAGGCGACAGAATTGTTTATTCAGAACACAAACTATCACAAATGACGCTAGAACAAGTCATGCAAGCACAACAAAATGGCTCATTATTTGCGGCTGGAAAGTATCAAATTATTCCAACCACTTTGCAAGATGCCGTACACAAAATGAAGTTAGACAAAAAACAAAAATTTGATGCACAAATGCAAGAAAAATTGGGAGATTATCTGCTGTTAGAAAAACGCAAAGCCATCAAGCATTATATTGAAACAGGCGAAGGATTCGACCAAGCCGCGCTTGAAATGGCAAAAGAGTGGGCAAGTATTCCTGTTTTGAAAGATATTACCAACCATAAAGGTGTATTGCGTAAACGTGGGCAATCATATTATGCCAATCGTTTTGACAAAGCACATCACACACCCGAACACATTGAAACCGCTTTGAAGGCTGCACGACACAATTTTGTACAAGCGCAAAACAAGCCTATTCAAATGGCAAGTATTCAAAATGTCAAAACACCACCCGTATCTATGCCCAATCCTACCGTTGCTGCACCGCAAGTAGCGCAAGCTGTGGTCTCTGAACGTATGAATGTTATGCAATTGACCCACAAACCCGTATCGCGCACTGTAGATAACGCACAAATTGCGCATATGACCAGCGGCGGCATTATGCAACATCACGGCTAATTCAATATTTTTCAGATTAAGGAAAACATAATGAACCCAAAACATCCCATCAAATTTAAATGGCGGCAACGCCCCCATTACCACCCAATCCCATTTGGCAAAGATATTGACGAATTTGTCCCAGAACCCGCTCCCCCTGAACCTGAACCCCCTAAACCCAAACCCAACCCTGAACCTGCAGATGATGACCTGACCCGAAAAATCGGACGGCAACTCTTGCCTTTAGTTCAATCACATACCTATAACACGCGTGAAGAAGAGTTGAAACGCCTGAGTATTCGTTTGTTCATTGAACAGCTTTCAGGCAGCTTTAACGATGTCAATGTTTACGGCGCACCTCATTTGGGCAGTCGTGTTTTGTTGCGACAATATCTCGTGTCCGAGAACATTGCTAACTTCAACGCAACCAGTTTAGATGGCGACAATATGCGTTATTTGCTCATGGCATGGCGATACCTCAATCAAAAGCGTGGTACACATTTTTTGCGGACTTTTATCACGCTTGTTTGGGGGCATACTTTCCAGATTTTGCCTTACTATTGCCGCAAAAGTGGACATTATCCAGAAGATTGTTTGACACTACCCGAAATAGAATTATCTAGCGAAAACATAGATGATTATTTTCTCACATCGCGATTACAGATTTTTCTCACAGGCGAAATTGGTTATTTCCCAAGCGAAATTGGCAAAAGTTTAAATAATGCCTTGCCCGCGCGGTTGCAAGTCCAAGACGTATTACGAAAAATTGAAGGATATGGTGCACTTTATGCAGCAATGGCAGGTGCAAGTTATTCGGTGGTATTGGGAAGGGGCGTGCATGAAATTTCAGGCAGCATTTAATGGTGCGATGGGCGAAAGTTTAACTTTATTTGCGATTGAAAAAAACGGCATTTTAGTGATTGCCAACAAACAGCCATTTAATCCCAACCGAAAAGACAGCGATTTTTTCTTGATTGCCAATAATCCACTTGTACACGATGCAGACAGTTATTTTGAAGATGTAGAACAGGGTTTGATAGCCTATCGTGCATTGGGCAAGGACAAATTGATTTTGCATCACGATTTGGCGCAATACAAGCTAGAAAATGTGGTAGAACAAGACGGCGTGAAAGACAATGGCAGAGCACAATATCGTTTTCAAACATTGGAAAATGGGCATTTAGCGATTTTGGCGATTTGCGATGCTTACGTCAATCATACGCAAAACACGCACGGCTATGATGAGTGTATGACCATGATGAACCGATTAACCCATTTTTTTAAAACGATTTGAGTTGTTATGTATATTGAACTAGAAAATGGACAACAGATTTCAGGCAGCCATCTGATTGAAGCGATTTTGCGTACATCGCTTGAGCCTTGTCCGGTAACCTTTGAATGCACAGTACAGCTGCATGAACAATACAGTGCTAGCTTGTTGGAAAACAAAATTTTGAAGGTAGGAAAATACCAAACGGCGGTTAAAATTGTATTTGCACAAGATATGACTGCGCCTTTTGTGCAAGATACGGATTGGATTATTGTGAGGAAAATCATTGCTGTTCATGAAAACAGTGCGGGTATTGCCGCGCCGTTACAAAAAGCTGTGATACGTGAAAATGTGGATTTGTCGGCAATTTATCGTGCCTGTGGTGGCAAAAGCGAAGTACAAAAATCATTTAAAATACCGCGTTTTTATGGTTTTGCGGGTAGCATTGCCAGTGTGCAAATTGCGCGGATTTGCCAAGAACATGGCGGCATTGTGCGGTGGCTGCCTGAAAGTAATCAATTATCTTTTGAGCGTATACACGATTTATTCAACCAAGCTCCCAAAGATAAAAAATTACAACATTCCGACCACACATTCAAAAGTGATTTTGTGGTTAAACAAGAGGTTGCACGTTATATTTCAACTAATGAATACGGGCAAATTATACAAAGTCAAAATGACACGATAGGACGCGTAGAGTTTGTGCCACAAAAAACGCAAGCACAGTTAAATGCCATGCAAACCGTGCTACTGAACGCCAAAACCATACCTTGCGATTATTCACCAGACTTGAACGCAGGCGACTTGGTAGAATTAAACGGCGTCAAAATGGTGGTAATTACGGCGGCGCATTCGTGGCGAAAAGACAGGCAGTTAGACAGTCAAAGTACATTTTGGTTGGGCGTGAAAAAGTGATTGCGTGCGGTTGCGGTGGTTTTCTTGTTTCTTGCATATACAATTGGCTGCAAAGGCAGGTAAATGTTTAAAGTCCCAATTCTGCCATTGCTTGGTCAAGCAATTGTTCTTTGTGGCGCATTGAACCTCCCGAAATATTGTAATGCAGGTCTAAAAAAGCAAAACTCATGGCATCTGCTATATCGGGGGATTTAATGCCTCTTCGGCGCATGTCTTCTTTTTTTGCGATTTGATAGCGAGCCGTACCTGTATCGGTGAAACTGTAAGGAATGCGGCTGGCTTGATTTAAGAATTTTTCGCGCAAAGTTTGACTCATAGTAGGATAAGATACGCGGCGTTGTCTATTGGCATCGCGCCAACGCACCATCGCACACGCGCGTTGATTGAAAAATCGATCTTTATGCTGCTTTTTAAAACATGGCTGCCCCCAATACACACGTGCCACATCTAAACCATCTTCTTCAAGCATTTTGCACAATTCCAATCCAGCACCGCCAGCATCCACCAAAATGCGACAATTGTCATATTTTGCAGCTTGCTCCACAATTAAGCCCCGAAATTCACGTAAGTTTTTTGTATTGGTAATCACCATTTCACTTTGATACTGTACCCGCCGTGCATGTTCGCCTGAGTCACCATCTCCAATGACTTTAGCGACAATACATACGCTATCATCGCGGTATTCGCCCGCGCCCACGTCCACCAACAAAAACCAACCATAAGGCTCATCATCTTTAATCACCGCTTGATGATTTTTGTAATCCTCAAAACACGGTTCAATGGCTGCGCGTGTGAGTAGGTTTTCATGTTCATTTTCGGCAAACTTGCCCAATACACGTACGCGATATTCGGTTGTTTCTCGTCCGCCTGCCTGAAGTGCAACGTTATCAATCCAGTCTTGCTCTACAAAAGGACTATTTTCGCTGGAAAAACACAAAGCGATCCAGTTGCCGCCATTTGCGCGATTGAGTTTGTGGTGCGTATCGTAAAAAAATCCTGCCTGCTTCACGCCTTGAGAGGCGAGCAAAGTACGGTTACCACCTTGCGTTTGCGTACCATTAATCACATCGTAATGCTCATCTGATACGCCAGCAGCCTCATCAATGACAATTAGTTGATAAAAACGGTGCTTACCTGCAATTGCAACCGATTGACCTTGTTGCATGGCAAATTTAGTGATAAACCATTGTGATTTGTAATCTTTGATATATACGCGCTCTGCTTGTACTACAATATAATTTGCTAACCAAGCTATAGCGGGATTGCTTGCCATTTGTTGCACCGCATCGGTGATTTCCTTCCATACACCATCGCCGACCTGTTTAATTGCAGGTGCACCAATATAAGTGTTTGAACCAATTTCAATTTTTCCATCGTATCGTGCCACTGGAAAGCAAAGCAAATGCCACAAAGCAATGCGCCCAAATGACATCGTTTTTCCTGTTCCAGTGCCGCTGACTACACTGACTTTTGCCGTTGGGTCAACAATAGCAAGAAGCAAGCGCTCTTGGTCGGGAGAAACCGCATTACCACATACACCCAACACAAAACCCAAAGGGTCAGTGGCGTAGCGTTTAACAAATGCATGATAACGAGGGTCATTTAACAAATTCATGATTTAAATTGCTGTTAAATCAGAATAGTTTAGTTAACGACCCGCTTGGTTTAAGGAAGATGTTTCAGGCAGCTTTGCTTTAATTAATAACGGATAGCTTCAATACCTTTGTGCTTGATAATATTGAGTAATTTTAACGCCGCGCCACTGGGCTTTTTGATACCGCGCTCCCACGCAGAAATGTGGTTTTTACTAACATTTAAATGTATGGCAAATGCCGCTTGCGTGAGTGCTTCTTTTTCTCGAATAGCGCGAATTTGTTCATTATTTAATGTTTCAACAGGTTCAACGCAATGCTGTTCATAGTGTTTCAGTTTAATATCATCAATTACACCCACTTGGTGTAAAGCAATCGCAATACTGTGAATACTCTCACTAACTTCATTTTTGTAAGTCCGATTACTCATAATGTATCTCCGTTAGTTCATTTGCTAGTAACAAAGAAGTTAATTGCGCCTCGTTCAACATGAAAGTATCCAATGCAAGAGACTTGAACAAGTGCAGTTCCTGCGTACTAATATTATCTCGGTCATTTTTAGCAAAACCATGTACAAAAAAAGCTTTATCACCACGCTTAAATAAAATAATACTACGATAACCGCTACTTTTGCCTTGTCCTTTTCTGGCAATGCGTTGCTTAATCACGCCACCACCCAAATCTGCATCAATCAATCCGTTTTCTGCTCGTTTGATTGCTTCATACAAATCAGTATCGCTAATAGATTGTTTAGCTGCAAATTTACAAAATTGTTTGTATTTGAAAATCCGCATTTTAGTTTCTTTTGACGTCATTCTCAGAATTATTTCATTTGGCAGATATTAAGTCAATCACACCGTGCTTTCAGTGAAATCGTATGGTTGTTCAATTGGTATCAAGTGATAAACCGCTAAATGACTGCTGGGCATTTGCAGCGGGGAAATAACTTGTTCAATTTGAAACGCCTTCACAAATGCCGCTTCTATCCAGAATACGCGGTCATTTTTTTGGGGTTTAAATGCTGTTTCATCTAGCGGCTCAATGCACGCAGCGATATCTTCATCGTTCACATAATCCAAACCATTTGCAGCCCATTGACTGCCCGCAATTCTGCCTAAAAACAGCATTTTGGCATCGCCCAATTCAATAACATCATAATCGGTCTCGTCTTCCGCACCTAACATCATCGCGCCACCTAGCTGCTCTTGATGGTTACGAGTGAGTACTTTGCGAAATAGTTTTGCATCTACTGAATTGGGATGTCGCATCGTCAACAAACGACTACTCTTTTTGATGGCTTCAGGTATTTGATTTAACATAGTCTTTTGTAGTTATTTGTTTTTAATATAATTTAATCGCATTGATATTAATACTATCCTCTGCAACATAAGCAAAGGTTTCAGGCAGCGTGTTTTGTGCTTGTTCAATTGTGATGGCAATATCGGAAATACCGTCTTGCAATTGCGTGATATTTTCGCGTAAGTATTTGATGGTATTTTGCCAATTAATACGTTGGTTCCCTTGTCTTGCCCAACTGCTATTTTTGCCGTATTGCTTGATAAGATGGACTTTAATTTGTTTGCGCACACTGCCTTCATCATGCATAGGCGCAAGCGTCAGTTGTATATTGATATTGATTTTTTGTTCAACAGTTGACACAAATTTAATTCGATAGGAATTGTCGGCGGCATGGATAATTCGCGAAATTTGATTTTGCGCTTCCTCATTTTGAATGCCATCTTTAAGAAAAGAGACAAACAGCGTATTAATGTTGTCCACATTTGCCCCGCGAACCATTTCTTCTTGCCGTTCATTCCATACGTTTAAAAACACAAATGGTGATAATTTGCGTTGTACGATAAATTTGAACTCACCTAAAAATACAGCGTTGTTATCGTATAGGCTTGGGTAATTGGTTATTTCGCGCAAATCGTCAATACTAAACGGTTCTGCACCTGCCTGAATTTGCTCGCCCGATAAGATGATGAGATTTTCTTCGTTTTCTTGCAAATATTCTAAATCCAGTGGCGTGGCGTTTTCCAGAGATACATTACCGCCTGTGTAGCGCGTAACAATGATGATTTTCTCGTCTACCTTTGGCACATAGCCTATGATGTCCTTTAGTCCAAACTGTACGGCAATATTCATCATTTCATCTGCAATGATGTGATATACGCGCTCATTGGGTTCTACGTTGTTGAACTTTTCAGCATATTTGAAGTATTCGCCATTTTTATCTTTAACCGAAATATCCAGCAGATAATTGTCGCTGTTGGGAGGTGCGACATTGATTTGATAGAATGATTTTTCTTCTTTAACTTGATGGATTTTTTCGGTAGTTTCGTGTTGTGCAATGTGAATAATGGCATGATTGCCACGTGGTATCGTTGCGCCATCCGTAATTTCCCAAATGCGCCCCTTATTATCTAACAATTTGCGCCCAGCCGTGAGTGAAATATCGTGCACACCTTGATTAATCACATTGGCAGCATAGTGGGCTGCTTTAGCATAGGGCAACACACCACGTAATGCGGCATCTGCTAAGACCATATTATCTCGCGCCTTAATCCACGGTTCTACTTCTGCTAATCCCAATTGATACGATAACATCGCCAGCATTTGTGCTTGTGCTGCCAGTTGTTGCGTGATGGTTACATCGCCCACCGCTACACGTGCATTAATTTCAGGATAATCACCTGATTTGAGTGCTGTTAATGCCGCGTTATATAATTCTTGTTTTGTTAAAATAGTCATGATTATTTCTTTTCATACAAACGCATACCTTTTGTACGATTGCGTTGTGGGGTTTGAGGATAACGATACAATCCTGTTTCAATCGCTAAATCTACATCACAAAAACCATTCACCGCAGCAGATAGATACCAATTGGCGCGATTACCATAAACGCGTGCATTGCATAAACTTGGGTCTAACGTTTCATTGGGTTGAACAGAGTGCGCGATATGTGCTTGATGTGCTTTAATGCGCCGCGCTTGTGAAGCTGTATTGCGATGAAACTGTGCAGCAATAATAGGGTCTATCATTGGTTACTCCATTTCTTCGTCATTTTCATTGTTTGGGCTACCTGAAAGATTTTTAGCATACATTTGCGCTTCATCTTCATCAAAACCCATCTGGTCTTTAATGAATTGCATCATCGCCGCTTCGTCTAATCCCAATTCACGTAGACTACTGAAATTTTGGAGGGCAACCGAAGCCGCTGCATTTTTACGTTCGCGTGTTTCTTGATTTTCGCGTTCCAATGCGCTCGTTGCGCCGTTGAATACCACTTCATATGGACGATTTTTGTTGAACGAGCCGCCGTATTTAAAATAACAATGCACATCAATAATATGATTAACCCAGCCCGTTAAGCCTTGTCGCAATAGTCTTGCACGTTGTCCACTTTGTGCTGATACGCGGAAAAATCCGCCATCACCTAAACCGCCACTCAATAAGTCAGAAAAACCCAACATTGATAAATCTAAACCCAATCCTCCAGCCAGCATTTTGGCGTAAAACAACACATCGTCCACAGAATAGGCGTTTGTATTGGATAATGAAGCACCACCTGCATCAATTTGATAAACCTGCTTTTCATCCCACACAGGCAAGAGGTGCATCATTTTTTCAATAATCGGCGTCTTGTTTTGAACAGCGGTTTTGGCGCGTTGTTTGGATTGTTTAAGCATACCTGAAAAGGCATTAAAAAAAGCATCTTGTTGTTCTTTGGTCATATCCTTCATGTTCAAGCCGTAAAACTGCTCACGCATACTATCCAAAATGCGCCCACTGGTTAAACCAAGAAGGGCAGATTGCAATAGAAAAAACGGCTTTTCTGCCATCATTAAAAACGACCCACCTACATTTGCTGCTAATGGTAAATGTTTAGCTAAATCATCTTGTTCAATTGCTTGAATGAGATAGTTGTATTGCATACGATGTTGTGGCAAAAATCCCATACGCGGCATTTTTAACCGCGCCAGCTGTGTTACTGATAAAGTTGCTTGTTTGTTTTCGTCCACATTCACGCGATAGCCCACTGTGTCACCAAACTGTTCAAACGGCAGTACAAACTGCGGTAAGAAAAAATCACTGCATTCAATATAACAAATACCCTTTTTGGCTTCACCATACAACCTTGAAAAACCATCGCCGTAAGTACACGCGATAAATGCCATTTGATAGGCGTTTTTGTTGAGCAACTCGCTCAAATCGTGGTTAATTTCGTCAATAAGTTTGCGCTCAGCATCACTTGCGTTGGATTTAGCTTCAACAAAAATCACATCTCCAGTCGTTTCATGTCCACCCAAAGATTGGGTAACGTGTAGATTTAAAGCTTGCCCGATAATGGGATCGCCTTGCATATAGCTGTATGATTGATAGATTTCGGTTCGCGTTCTGGCGGGCATTTCCATGCTACCTAATACTTGCGATACGCTCACAATATCTACATCGGTCATCGTACGTCGTGCGGAGTGATTGATATCGTTTTCAGGCAGCTCAAAATGCATTCCGTTGGTATTTAAGATATTGCTTTTTTTCATTTTATTCACGCGCATTAAATAAAATTAATTATGCCCGCAATTTTTAAATCATCTGAAAAACGTTTCAGGAGAACCGACATCTTGTAGAAAAGATTAGCCCAGTAAACAAGCCGAAGTGAGAAAATTTCACTTCGTAAATAAGGCTGCCTGAAAAATCATCATGTTTGGATACACGTTTGTGGAGCATTGAGTTTTTCAGACGTTGCTGTACCCAAAATACCTGTTTTTAGGTTAGCAAAATCAGAAAAGTCTAGCGAATGTCGGGTTTCCAACGAAACGGGGATTTCAAGCCATACATCACCCATATAGCTATAAGGCGCATCCAATGGTTTACTGACACTTTCAAAAACCATTAATGGATAGGTTTCGCCTTTGTAAGTTAAACGACAAAATAGAGGTGCTTGACTAGGAAAAAGCGCATCTACCACTTTATCTGATGTATTTGCACCATCTAGACTGGCTTGCGCCACGTTGTCAGCAATCTTTTTGGGATAAGCCATTTCTAGTAAAGCGTTAAAAGGGGCGGCAACTTCGCTTTGTGGGTTACTCCAAGCGCGAAATAGCAAAGTCATGCTCAATTTCATAGGTGCATGACCGCCAAACACCTGACGGCTATTCATTTTTGTGATTGATGTTTTGCCTGCTATTGTGGCATTGATGGTATCTAAACCATCGTTTTCATTACCTGTTATTTGCCCGAGTAGTTGGTTAATTGAACCGATACCGCCTGTTTGAGCCAGTTTCATTAAACTAACGCGACTACCCATTTCTTCGGCATTCATATTTTCAAACGGTGATGTCCAATTAAATGACTGCTCCCAAGAACCATCTTTTACAACAGCACGAAACGCAACCCCTGTTTCTTTGCCGTTTAAATCTACTTGCACAAATGTGGCAATTAAATCGTTGTTTAAACTACCCCAGTTGCTGGTTGCGGCGCGGGTATTATTGCTTAGATTGAACAAACTTTGGGCAGTGTGATTAATCCAATTACTCATATTTTCAATCCTTCTGTGCAGTCATATTTCAAATATTATGGCTCAAATGAACGGTTTGAACACCAAGATAACCTTTGATTTTGCCATCAATAGTCAAAGTGTGAGGCATAGGTGCGTTTAGATAAGGCATTTGCGCTTGAATATTGATTGTCCACGTTAAAACGGTTAGATTGCCACGTTCGGGCAAATCTGCAATTTCATCTGAAAATGGTGGCTCTTGTAAGCTTGCGGTTAAATCAAAATCGTAACCGCCAAAATGCCAATGCACAGGAAAACGGTATTTTTGAAAGCGCGAAAAATACAAACGTAACTGTGATGTGATGGATTTTGCCGTTTCGCTTGTATGCGCAAAAAATGCCAATTGGCAACGCATCACAATGTGGTCAGTCCGCATTTTGTATACTTGTCCATGCGGCTCAAACTGTACATAATCGTGATTAGGCGTAGGCAGCGATTTAGTCGCTTCCACTGCCTGAAAATCCTTACCAAAGGCGACTAAAATCATGGGAATAGGCGCATGAATACCGTTTTTACCACCTTGTCGGTATTGAGAAAGAAGTTTTTGTACATCATCAATCATACGGTCAGCACAAATCGCTACGCGCGTGTGCCGTTCGCGGTTTAGCCATGTTTGTATGGCTTGATCGGTAGGAATAATCTCGTCAACACCACGCATTAGATGCTCCACAAATGCTTCTTTAATCGCAAAACTTCGCCCGATATTGCTATTCATTCAAATCTCTAATCCTGTGTTGGTAACTTGAAAACAATGTCTATTTGTTCTAATTCTTGCTCGTTTTTCGTAGCGTTGATTGCGTCTTCAAAGGCTTGTCGTTGTCCTGCAATGTAGGCAGCTAACATTTCATATGCCTTCGCTTTTTCCAATGCCTTCGCTTTCAATATCTCGCTATCTACGCCACGTGATTGCGCAATGGTTTCCAAAATAGGACAAGGCGCAGTCGGATTATTTGCCCACGCTTGCGCTTCTTGCGCTTGTAACACCCACGTTTGTACTTCAAATTCGGGCGTATCTTTCATACCACTTGCTCGCGCGACAATATCTTGTGCCTGTGCATTCAATACACCTAATTTATGATTTTTGGCTACTTTAAATCGCGCTTTGTCTCGTTGTTTTTTCTCTTCATGATTGATTTGCCAGTTCTCACCGTCCCAAATAAATGGGGTATCGCCACCTAGTTCAGGTGGTGTCACAAAAGTTAGCGTATCGGGCAAATCACCCATTTCACTCACCGTAACTTGCTTACCTGTTGTGGTTTCATAAGCTGCCATGCCGCGATAATCAGGTAGATATTCCCAATTGGGCGCATTCCATCGTGCCGCTTGCCGCGCATGTAAGAGTGGCGGTTCAGTATCAATCCCATTGCTTGGCATAAGGTAGCTACCATCTTTTGCGACTACGTCCAATTCTGCTTGACCTTGTCCAATATACCAACCGTCTTTGTCAATTAAGCAAATAGGCTTTGTCCATGCAATCATTTTTCCAACTCCTTCAACGCCTGTTCAAACTGCACCGCATACCGTGCAATGGTATCTGCTTTATCTATTGCATTAATGATTCTTCGCGCGTTGTGATAATCTTTTTTGTTGCTATTAATGTAATCCGACAACTTCTTACCCGTGAACCAGCCTTGCACCATGCCACATACCGCAATATGCGCCGCTAAATCTATACGACACGCTAAATGCGGCTGTTGAGCTAAATCCACGTTTTCAGGCAGCTTAGATTGCAATTGCACCGTTGCGCGTTGATAATTTTCCAACCAAGTCAATTGCACAAAACCCCGCCCATAATACAAATGCGGATATTCGGCTTGGGTATAAACTTGCGTTTTCGTCCCATTGCGATAACAGTATTGCTCGCCTTTACTATTGGTCTGCCATGTGCCGTATGCGCGATTTTTGCCCTTGCCGTATTCTTCAATCGGTTGCATGGTTCGCGCTGTTTCGTGATAAACGGTTGCAAACACATAAGCACGTTGTTCAAGTGGTAATGATGCACTCGCTTCAAGCAAAATATTGATGCCCTCTACTTGCGATTGTTTCAGGCTGCCTGAAAACAGATTGTCGCGTAATTTTTTGAAAAACCATTGTTCTTGACTCATAATCTAACCTTTTTTGTGATGTTTCTGTTTCAATTTGTGAACCCGATAGGCTCGCTGCCCAAAATACAAAACCGCCGCAAAATCCATCATCAATTTGTCCCAATGCGGCAATTGACCATACTTCAAAACCCCTACCCATGTGCAAATGGCTGCACCCAAAAAGAATAAATACGACCACCCACGAATACTCAATGTTGTACATCGCCACAAGTTGTATTTTTTGTCATTAATCAAACACAACATCAAATAGCACACCCACAAAGACGGCAGAGAAAAAATAAATAATTCAATATTTTTCATTTTTTGGGTCTCCGTAATAACCAGTCCAAAAACGCGTTGACCACATCATCAAAACGACTTTCAAAACTTGGGTAAACTGCGCTGTATAACTTGATGGCAAACTGCCACAACAAACCTATCAAAACAGGAGAAACCACATGGACAACCGTTGGCTGTTTTTGGGTTAAGAAGGCGTGTTCAGGTGCAAAGGCTTCTAAAAACCAATGCCCCAAAATAGGCGCAAATGCACCGCCTAATAACCCACCAATCACGGTATAACTAATAATCAAAGCGATGGATTTTTTCTCTTGGTTCATCAAAACCGCTGCCGAAGCAATCGCTCCTAAAGCGACTGCTTCAACAGGCATTCCTAAAAGCAACCCTCCTGTCGTGGCGACACCAACCGCTGCCGGTGTGACTAATGGTTCACTCATTTTCTAATCCAATCTAAAACCGTGTGTTGTGAAGTCCGTTCAGGAAGTGGCAATTTGCGAATATCGTCTAAAACCGATAATGATTGTGTTATCCAGCTGTCTGATACGCTCAAACGTGTTGCTGCCTGAAATTTAGGTTGTTGCAATAGTAATTGATCGCGTTGCTCTTCGGCTTCTTCTAGCTGTTGACTCATGCTGTCGATGGTTGCTAGGAGTTCTTGATTGGTTTTGACAAGCGATGTGGTTTGTTGATGTTGTTGTGCGGCGGTTTGAAAAATAGCGTCCATGACGGCTTGCTGTTCTAGTCGTCTTGCGTGTTCAATGGCGGCTTTTTGCTTACTGGTTAGGCGGTTGTATTCCACGATATTATCCATAACGGCATAGCCGCGATTGCCGTGAAAATTGGGTGATAATACATAATCAAAGCCCCAAAATTCGGTGGGATTGATTTCGTTTGGTGCGATGACACTTGAAAAGCCGCCCATTTGCGCGATGTGCCATTGTTGCGCTTTTTTGCCAAGCGGTGTGTCTAAAAATTCGGCGCGATGTTCTACTGTTCCATCTGGAAAGATGCGGATTTCAATGGTAACAAAGGCGGGTTCAACGGGGATAATTTCGCCGTTTTCCAAGACCGTCTCGGGTGGATACAAACCGAAACGACGCCTAATATCATGTCCCAAATAGCCGAATAAATCGCGCTTTTTAACCATTTCTTGGACTTTTGCGCCATTGATTAACGCTGCTAGTTTGGCTACGTTAAAATGCCGCTCTTGCCCTACGTGAACGCGGCGGCGGTCGTTCACGTTATAGCGAATTAAATCTGTCTGCATCCCCATAAAAAATCCCCTTAAACAAAACAATAGTTTAAGGGGCGGTTCAATTGAAGTTATTTGGGTGTTTCAGGATTAATGATTATGGGATTTGGGTTTCCATTTCTTCATCATACAAAACATATTCGCGGTTATCGTCTTCCTCCAATGTGAATTTTTTATTGCCTTTGAAATAGGTTTGTCGGTACATTGCAGAAAATTTTTCAGCAGCGACAATGGTATGTGCAGGCGTTTTGCCGCGATATTCTGCTACCATTTCAGCGTCTACATTGTCTGCATCAAATGAATAATTTGCATCAATCAATTCTTGTTTAACCGCCCACCAATATACGCCAAATTCTTGATAAGCATACGGATATTTTTTCAGCCGATTGGCTACCACTTCAAGCGCAAATGCGCCCAAATTAGATTTGCCTGTATTTTGTTTAAGTTTAGCGGCGGTTTGGGCGACTTCATTATCCCAATCTTCTTGGGTTTTGAAGAAACGGTAGGATTTGAGCATGGTGTTTTTTCCTTATTTTACTTTAATATTAGGTGAGATGAATGGTTTCAGGCTGCCTAAAACAGCCTGAATTTCACATAATCACATCAAAACGTCAACAGATTATGTTTCAACCACCCGAATTTTATGAATATCTTCAGGCAGATAATCTACTACTTCGTCAAATTCTTTGCTTGGGGCATAACCTACCCATCGGTATGGTTCGTGGCTTCCATATTCTTTGCGTTCAATGAATTGACGAATCAAAAGCGTTTCACGTTCTGCTAATTCTTTGAAAATATCCGAATAATTGGCATCATTTGATGTGATAATGCTATTTTCTTCTTTAGAAAAAGAATTCAAATCATACGTGTATCTACCTGCTGAATTTCTGTTGATTTTTTCGCGCGGATAGTATTCAAAGACATTGTAATCATTGAGATTATTCATTTTCAAAATACAAATTGTACCGTCAGGCATTTTGGCAATCGTTTTATTTTGAATGAATTTCCCACAATATTCTAAGTACGATTCTCCTCTTTTCAAAATTTCAATTTCTTCTAATGAAACAGCACCGTCTAAACCAACAGCATTTGTAGCACTTTCTCCAGCACTTTGGCGCAAACGTTTTTGCTTGTTGGTTTCGTTTTGCCAAACAGTGTATTCTCGGTGATTTTCAGGCAGCGTCAAATTTTCATCGTTGCTATACGAATGAAGATAGTTGCTCACAACCGAGAAATCATGAACGCCATTTTGAGCCGTGATTTTTTCAATAATTGGCACATTTTCCACATTGTAAGAAACGCCTACATAAGTGTAGTACTTGCTTTTTCGTTTAGTTTCCAAACCACTGAATCGTTCTGCCCACACTTCCATTTTCAAGGACGCTTGTTTGAAAGCAAATTCGTTTTTCTTACTATCGTTTTTATCGTAATTTTTCTTGGAAACTTCAAAAGCAGAAAAATCTTTCAGCATTTTTTCAATTTCTTGAATCAAATAATCGCGTGGTGTAGCATTGTTTCTTAGCCATTCGTTCGCTGATTTCATGATATCCACACTGACGGCTTGAGATTTGACTGCCATTCGGTCTAAAGCATCTTGTTTGCGTTTGGCTTGTTTTTTCAATAAGGCTTCAAATTCAGCCGCTGAACCATCAAAATTAATCAATTCATCGATTTCTTCTTTTGTTTCTCCTTGTCCGATTTCTGCGTAACCGCTTTCGTTTTCTGCCTTGCTCATCACGCTTTCAATCCAATTGGATTTGCGGTCAATCGTTGTTCGGCGGTAGGTATCAAAAGTGCCGTCCGCTTCGTAGAAGTATACATTGACTTTTTCAGCAGTGTTACCTTGACGAATGCCGCGCCCATTACGCTGTGTAATACTGTCGGGTGTCCAATTCAATTCCAAATGATGAATGGCTTGACAGCCTTTTTGCAAATTGATGCCAACTTCTGCCTTTTTGTTCGCAATCACAATTACATAGCCATTTTCTTCATCATCTGAATTGAAACGCTCTTGCACATCAATGATTTCATCGGGGTCTGAATTGAATTTGCCCGAGATGAATGTGATTTTTGATGCAGGAATACCGCAATTTTGCACAATCGCACGTTTGATTTTGGTGTGCATTGCCAAGCTTTCTACAAAGATGATTTGTTTCGCAAATTTATTTTTCAGGCTGCCTGAAGCGTCTTTGTAGCGAATATGTGCTTGCTCTTTTTTCACATTTTCCAATAACGCAGCAACTTTCGGGCTGATTTTGTTACTAATATGCACGTTTGCTGCATCAAGCATATTTTCAAGCTGCATCTGAATTTCAAACACATCACAATTCAATACAATTTTGCCATCTTCCAATTTTGCGCTTGCTTTGACGGTGTATTCAATATCATCATCAAAACCATCATTGCTTTTTTTGACTTTCTGACTCACGACACTGTCAAAATTGGTAGGCATATCATTTGTTTTGAATGTCTTGGATTTTTGGTTAAATTCATCAACAACTTTTTGCGCGGATTTTTCATCTTCAACAAAATAAGTTACCGTGCCTGTATTCAATTCCAAGTCTAACAACGCTTTGGACATTCGCGTAATCATACTGAATGGATTGGCTAGCAATTCGTTTGTGATGCCGCTATCCAACATATCTTGATATGCGCGATATTCCATTTCATTAACCGTTACGCCAACCATAATATCTTTGTTAACTTGTTTCATTCGTGCAATGCGGTAGGCGGCTTTGTATTTGGCTAATTCTGCTTTTGTTTGTGCATCAAGTTGCACGCCATCTGAAAGCATTTCACTTTCCACTTGCTTGAATGATTTGCCTACGTCTGCTGCTTCTTTCACATCTGCCGTGTTTTGGATTAACGATTGAACTAAAGTCAAATTTTTAATACCTACAAGCGATTGAATAGAAACTTCTTCTCCAGTGATGTTTTGGTCATCACGATATGAAATTTCACAAATTGCATTAATGAAACCATCTGAACCGTCAATACTGCCCAACATCGCTTGATTAACGCGTTCCTCGCCAACTGCTAAACTCATCATTGAATAGATTTCAAGCGGTGAATTGGTTACAGGCGTTGCGGTTAACAACAAAACACCGTCCTTGCGCGGTTGATTTTTCCCACGCAAAAACCACGTCTTCACATTCATATCAATCGCACGATTGGACTGACTGCCAGCGGAAATACCTTTCACACGATTGTTTTTAATGGCTTGTTTCGCGTTTTTGTAGTGATGCGCCTCATCAATAACCAGTGCATCAATGCCTAAATCTTCAAAAAACGGCGCATTGGTTAATTTTTCGCCACTCAAAATAGTATCAAGCAAATTTGCACCTTTGGCTTGTGCTTTTTCGTTTTTGGCGGCGTTTTGTTTTTCTGCAAATGAGGAATCCACTGAAGTTAAATACTCCACATATTCTTGCGCCGTTTCTTCACGCAAACGGATTTTCTCAAATG